CCGGTGAAAGTTAAAGGCGCACCGTTTTTGCTAAAAGTGAATCATGAGGGGCTTGCTCGCATCGCTGCAACTGCTGCCCATGCTGACGGGACCAAGGCACGAATCAAACACCCGGCCAACCCAACACCGGACGAGTGGTCGGATCTCACCTATGACAACCTCGCCCTCCGCGCCGTTGGTCACTGGCGTCTTGAGAATCCATGGATGGTCAAGGCATGGCGTGCAATGGGTGACGCTGCAATGGCAGCACTTGAAGCGGGCACCGAGTTCTACAACCGCGGCGGTGGTGACTTCGCCGAGGAGTTCACTGTAGGCTCTGACCACGGTGCCAACCGCATCAGGTTCACCTATCACAAATTCTCTGAGCACCACAGCGCTTTGATTATGTTGCTCCCCGGTGGCCATGAGCTGCACTATCCAAACGCTAAGATCGGCTTCCGCCCAAAGACTGAGGAACAGATCGCGGCCGAGAAAGCCCGTGGCTATGAGTTCAGCGGCAAGGAGATCCAGTTTAGTGGCAAACAACTCGGCCGGTGGTCAGAGAAGTGCTCGACTTACGGTGGTAAGCTGCTTGAGAACGCTACACAGGCAATCTGTGGCGACTTCATGGCACACGGTGCAATCACAGCGGAAAAGGCTGGCTACAAAGCATTCATGTTGGTCCATGACGAACTCATAGGCCCAGCTCTCCCCGGGCAGGACCATAAAACACTCTGCGACCTACTCAGCACCCTCCCCGACTGGGCAGATGGCATGGAGCTGGACGCTGAAGGCGCGAAAATTCCTTATTACAAAAAATAAAATACAAGACAAAATAACAACCCTTATTACAAATAATAATCATATGACAAAATATAACAACCCATTCGGCAAGGAAGAAATCCCCACCGAATTAAAAGTGAAAGAAATGGTCGAGCGCGGCCTAGTAGTCCCAGACACATCCACCCGGGTAACCGGAGAAAAAGTTGACAAACTACCCAACGAAACCGCCGGAGACGTAGTCTCCTACAAGCCACTCGCGTCTCTGTTACGAGACAAAGTAATCACTCCAGAGGACGCACGGGCGCTTCTTTGGCTTGAGGCCAACCGGCGCTCTGGTAGGCCACGCCGAACGCATGTCAATCGCTTGCTTGTCGTAGCGTTTTCAGAAATCAAATCCGACATCCGCAGCATCATCTTTGCCTAATGGGACCAGAGGCAAAAATTGAAAAGGCGTCGTGCGACTATGCACGCCGTCTTGGGTGCTACACCCGCAAATTCAAATCCACATCACAGCGCGGAGTCCCGGACCGCCTGTTTATTTCCAAAAAAGGGAAGGTTTTTTTTATCGAATTTAAAGCTTTGGGTAGGAAACCCACCGCGCTACAACTGCGCGAGATATCATTGATAAACAGCAGCATGGGCGAATTGATCAATAGCAAAATGGGTTCCGCGCACTGGGCTGACTCGTTAGAAAGTGCCAAAGAAATAATCGATTCACATTGCAAATGAAGTTCGCCCCAAAACCCCACCAAGCGACCGCAATCGCCCACGGGATCAAGCACCCGATCTCCGCGTGGTTTGTCGAGATGGGACTAGGCAAGACGGCTGCACGGCTCGCCGTGTGGGATTACCTGTTTGCCGATGGTTCCCTTCGTGGGGTTTTGGTTGTGGCCCCGCTCCGTGTGGCCGTGCTCACATGGCCCAACGAGGTCGAGAAGTGGGATAATTTCGCTTGGATGAAATGCGTCGATCTCCGCACCAAGGCCGGGAAGAAAGCATGGGACGAAGGAACAGCCGACATCTATACAATAAATTACGAGGCCCTCCCACGGTTTACCCGGGAGCGTTTGAAAGGTAAAAACCCTTGTGACCTCCCGGTCAACGAAGTCTTTTTTGATGAAAGCGACAACGCCAAAAACCCAAGCTCTAAGCGCATCAACGAATTTCGCAAGCTGGGAAGGCCCAAGTTTGAGCGATGTGGCATCCAGACGGGCACGCCTATCAGCAACAACCGACTGGATCTGTTTGCTCAGATCCGTCTACTCGATCAAGGTAAGCGTTTTGGCAATGCGTTCGGCCGGTGGCGTGATATGTATTTTATGGCGGAAAATCCATATGCAGAGTGGCCTAAATTCATCCCCCGTCCGGGTGCCGTCGATCAGCTCGAGGAGGCGATCTCAGACATCACTCTTACACTGTTGGCCAAGGATCACGCAAATTGGACTCCACCGGCAACCCATGACGTTAAAGTCGTAATGCCACCAGCAGCGAAAAAGATCTACAACACGGTTGAGCGTGAGTTGCTGGAGACCCTACAGGACGGGTTTGAAATCATCGCTCCGAACTCTGCGGCACTGGTCACAAAGCTTCTCCAGATCACATCTGGGGCGGTCTACGTGCAACAAGGCGAGGATCTCGATACGCGTAAAGTGGAGCAAGTCCACACTGCCAAGATCGATGCGCTGCGGAAACTCCACAAAGCTAATGGCTGCAAGCCGATGCTCGTCTCTTGTCAGTATGTCCATGAGCGCGAACGCATCCTCGAAGCTATCGACGGCGCGGAAGAATTCTCTAACGGCAGAATGGCAGCATGGAACCGGGGAGAGATCCCAATGATCGTGGCGCACCCTAAATCCATCGGGCACGGTCTCAACATGCAGGACGGCGGGAACCTCATTTGTTGGTTCTCATTGAGCTACTCTCGCGGCCTATATGACCAGTTCAACGCTCGACTTGCTCGACAGGGGCAAGAAAAAGAGACCCAGATATTCCGTTTGATCTGCCCGGCGACGGTTGACGATGCTGTCGTAAGTGCCTTGGAGTCAAAGGATAAGGACCAAAAAGCCTTCATGAGCACGCTCAAAAACATCAAACGTCTGGCAGCTAAATAATTTATTTTCGCTTTTCTGAGCGATTTATCTAGACGGGGAACAGTTTTTTGGTAATGTCCTTATATCGGCAACGAAGCCGACTACTACAATGAAAACTACCAACAAGCCCTACACCCGATTCACTCCAAACTCAAAAGAGATCCGAGATGCGAGCGTTACCCTCGACCAAACTGGCACTGAGCGATGGGGCGAGTGGGTCATCACTACTCAATACCTTCAAAAAATGGGTGGTGGCAACTGGATCGATTGCTACCAGCGTGATGAGTTCTTTGATCGGGCAGATGCCATCGAGCACGGCCGCGATAGAGTCGCTTGGCTCACCAACCGGGCTTCAACTCTCTCCAAATAAAAACTACCAACCCAACAAACTACCCCACCCCTCCACCCCTGCAATGAAAACACTACTCCCATTTATCGGCTTCCTCGTCATAGTATTCCTCTGCGGCCAAGGGGCCTTAGAGGAATACGAGCGCGAAGTCGAGATCAAGGCCGAAGCTGAGAGCGAAGCAGTCGAGGCGTTCTTCCAAACCTTCACAGATTAACGCTATGAACAACAACCAATGGATAACCGACAGGCTCCCCACGGAGTCGGACTTAAATGAATTTGGCCACATAATAAAACCAGACTCGAAAGTCAAAAAGGGCTGGTATGTGACCAACACGCAGAGGATAAAACTCGGGGACCCATGGCATCCCATGCAGACCATGCCGTCGTTTGAATCCCCGGAAGATGTATTTTGGGACAAGCCATCGGATTTCCCGCCATTCTGCTGGGTCATGGCCAAGGAAGACAACGGCTGTTACTTGATCACAAACCCCAGCGTATTCATAAAGTTCCGCCCGATGTCGGCTTACCGATGGGCTCCCCAACCATTTAATTCCTTCGCAGAAGGATCTCTCTGCACCAAATAAAAAAATCATGATCACTATTAAATCAAAAAAAATACACGCGCCCACCATGGACGACGATGGGGAGAACTATTTCTCGACTTTTGAATATCAGGAGCTTGGGGACCAAGAACTCTATGGTGCTGACGAATGGCGCACCGGGCGTATTGTATGGCCCATCAGTCAAGATTTTAAGTCTGACATGGAGGATATGCAAAAAGCCCTTGCCGATGATCCCCAAGATGGTTGGGATTTTGACTCGTCCCAGTGGGATCTCCTCAACGACGAATCTCAGGCGTGTGACTGGGACGAGCTGGAAGTCTTCAACGAAGACGGCGAGCTTGTTGAAGATGAAGCCGCGATCTGCAAACTTTCCGAAATGGTTTAAACGCACCAAAAAAGAATCCCCGGAGCCGTATAATGGCCCGGGGGTTTTTGCTGTGTGCGATTCTCAGGCCATTTAGGACGGGAAAACAGTAGCCTGAACGGTCCGATGTGGCCAATTCGTGGGGATAGGCTGGAGCTGGTCGATTATGGGGGTATAATTATTAATGACCGAATTGTCGAAAATCGCCTTGCTGGTTTCCGTGGTAAGCAGCGCGATAGGCACGGCGACTTCCCACAGCCAATGTGGCACCGGCTGATGATACCAAAGATTTTGCGTCTTGGTAACTTCTCCATAGGTGTCAATATGCTTCGGGTAGAGGACATAAACCGTGCCGTCAAAACCCTGCCAAATGCTGCGGGTGGCGCACCAATCGCCTGACATATTGACGAGAGTAGATCCGGTGGTGTTGTATGTCGAGGTGTCGATCGTGGAGACCGCGGCCGCGAGCGTGCCATCCTGCGTCACATGTCGGAACGACTGATGGTTTGTCCGTTGTGCGAACTCGATCGTGTTGGGTGCAAGTTGCCAAGCGGAGTCCATGCCGATGCCCGGGACCATGATTCGACCGGGGCCGATTGACAGCGCGTTGTTCACGGTGTTAGTTCCGATTTTGAAGCCGCTGGTGACAGGCCCAGTCATTTCGAGGAAGTCATTAAAGCTCGATCCTGTGGCCCGTGCAACTACAGGACGAAACTGCGTCTCTGTGAGATCTGAGTTGTCGTGGTGGAGTAGTTTGCCGATCGGCACGATGGTCCGGGTCTGTGTGGGTGTGAATGGTGTCGCCTGTTGGATTATCGAGGACGAGGACGCGCTTGCGCCAATGTAGGTGATCTCCGAGGAAGCCAGAAATGTCGGGGTGATGCCGGTGCCTGTGGGTAGCACAAACTGCGTCACAGTCCCAAGTATGTTGTTAGCGATGCGGCATGTAAGCGCACCGTGGGAAAACGTCGCGGTTGCTGATGGCGTTGAAAGCGGTGTCCCGGCGACCGTGTTGGTAAAACTAACCAACCCGGAGGACTGCTCATCGATACAGGCGTTAATGTCTGCATCTCCGTAGGTCGATGATTGCGTTGCTTGGTTAGTCCCGACGGGCGAGCCGCTGGGGATGATGTATTTTAACGCGGTAAGTGCCATTTGATTAGTTTTTTAAATGTTATTGGACGTCTGTCCATTGGAGAGTATTCCCGGCTGTGTCAGTTAGGTCATTGCCGCCGTTATCATGTAAGTCGCCTTCGCCTTCAAGGAAAGCATCCCAGTAAGCCCATGGGCCAACGCCCACATTGACACCTGCGACTCTTATGTAAAGATGGGTCGCGCCGTCGAAGAGATAGTCGGAAACTAGTGATGTCTCTGTAGTGATTGCAAGGTTTTGATACGCGACACCATCACTAGACCACTCCACTTCGTAGGATTGCGCTCCTACTGCCGGAGACCATGTCACGATAAAGACTTCTGACTGTGTCGGTGATTTGATGACATTGAGGCCGGTAACGACAGGCAGATCTGGGACGCTGTTATCCTGTTCGTATCCCAACGCCGCAACCGATACGGTGTCATAGGCAAAACGACGGTCATCATTGATCACGCAAGTTAGCCCAACGGCCTCCCCGCCGGATGGTGTTATGCCGACAACACGGGCAAGTTTACCCTCCGAGATTTTGCCGAAGGAGAACGGTGGAGGCTCTTGATTCTCCTGCCCAGCCGCGATTCCGATGTCAGGCTGTGCTAGCCCAGCGTCTAGGAGTCCAGAGCCAAAATAGACCTCGTTGGCAGTGGCCGCAACGTTGGTTCCGGTTACAACATACTGGAGAACTTTGCCGAATCTGTCGCGTGTGGCGAATACATGGTTTCCGCCGTCAGTCCACTGGAGTGGCTCGGAGCAGACAAACCCAACAGCGGGAGATCCCGAGTAGATGATTGATTTGATAAATCCAGACTGTCCCCATCGTGGGACGTCGGACGACACACGGACGAGGTCGCCGTAGGTTGCGAGGATACCCTCGAGCCCGGTGGTGAACTTCGCTTGTGTGTTTTCGTAACGGTCCACGCTGCGTTGATACATACCAAAGCGGAAAGCGTTGGTGCGGCTTGTCACGCCCTTAAGATCCAAACGTCGTGGGTTGATCCCGGTATCACCCGGCAAGAAGCAGTCAACCGTCTCAGTTTTCCAAGTGGTCTGATCTATGTATTCAGCGATCAGGCCGTCGTTTGTGTCGTTGCTGACAAGCGACTTTTGCAGCTTGAAGGACTTGTCCACCATGTTGTCCGGGGAGAACATCTGTGAGGGGATCGTCCGCAGTTGGTCGCGTGTGAGCGTAACCACTGAGCCGTTGAGCATGGGCACAGCACGCATGGCACCAGCGGGCGCTTTAAGAGCCTCCCAAAGGGTAACTCGCTGATCAAAGACCCAATCAAACGTTTCTCCACGGGTGTGCGCGGCGGTGGCTTCGGCAGCGAGGAATGCAAGATCGATGTTGTCGTCTGCAATTTGGCCACCGTAGCTCGCCCGCAGGATGTTAGCAAATGCCCAAACGGGATTCCGTGTGGCCGTCAGCGCTGACCACGTCTTCGTCGAACTGTCATAGATCGGGAGCTTCCGCGTCGCGATGACGTTCACTTTGGAAGTCGCGTCGCCTTGGAGATTGTTTGTGGCTCTGGCCTTTACCGCAATCAGAGTAACATCACCGTAGGTCTTGATGGATGGTAGGAAAGCACGTAGTCCCTCCCAATTCACGATGTCGCCCCAGCCGCTTGCAGTAGCTTTGACATCTTTCCGACGCCCGCGGACCTCGAATCTCCCAGCAACGGGAGGGACTACCGAGAAAGTCTTCCGCAGTGGTGAGTTTGTATTTCCCTCAAACTCCGTGTATAAGAATGTCGCAAATGGCCCGGTAGAACTGCCATTAGCGTCAATTGGCCTATATTGGAATTCTAATTCTATGATGTTCTCGACCTGACGCCCGGAGGTAGTAGTCAGACCATATATGCCAGCGGGGAAGACTACGTCGATCTCTAGCTTGTTGGCCGTTGTGTTTGATCCGTTAGCCGCGAATGGTCCAAACCAGCCGCTTGTGGGGTAGTCAACGTCTCCGGTATCCAGCAGCTCAAGCCCCACGGCAGCAGCCGAAGAAACAACGTTGTCGGGGAATAGCTGCATGGCCACACCGGGAGGGACGATTTCAAACTCAACCTCTTGAAAATTCGAGATATCGGTATCCTCGATCTGCACCGCTTCGATATCATACTCACCCTGCCCCAAGCAGAATAACTGATAGAGGTACTGATTGTTGGCATCGAATGATGCGTAGGGAGCCGCTGCGTATGACGGCCACAGTCGATTCCGGCCGTAGGGGTCCTCGACAGGACTGCTACGACGGTTCTGGTTCTGTTGCCCACGGCTTGAGTAGACTGGATCTGCTTGGTCACGCTCGCCAACGACAGGAGGCTTGATCATCGACGCGATGACGACGGAGGCCACTGCTGCGATGATCGAGATGATCAACCAAGAGAGTCCAAGATCACCAACGTGGGGAATGACCCACATTGACTCGTCGTCCTCTAGTTCCGTAGAGTCCCATTCGTCCCGCAGTGGGTAGGATTTCCCTGATCTGCCTATCAACATGATGGCGAAAGGCCCGCCACGGTAGTCTACAGGCTGACTGTCTACCCATGCGCCTATGCTGCCACCAGCCCATTCATCAGATTCCAACCGGTTCTTAGGGTTGAATGCGTCGTGGACTATGTGGACGGTTGCCATTTGTAAAATCTGAAAGTGTATGCTCTCTGAGTTTTAAGGCTCTGAGCTGTCTGCATCGCGGCCCCTACGCCACCAGTGGCATGGAGGATCTGGCCGCCATTTAACCATATGCCACAATGATTGACAACCCTAGAGTTCCCCATTCCCACAAGACCTCCATGCGTTGGGTGGTCCACTTTGAGCCACCTGCCACTCGCCAGCTCTGCCTTAAACTCCCGGGCGATCATCCGGTGGCAATAGACCGATGAGGAAAATAGAGTGTTGGTCAACTCAATTCCCCGCAGCGCGTAAACATATTTAACCAACCCAGAGCAATCCATGCCGCTGAGATCCGACCCACAGATCTCGTAAGGCGTCCCGACAATTTTGGCAAGCTCCGCATCAAATGCTTGGGAATCGATCGCGATCATAATAATCTGTCGGGTATTGCTTGTTCACAATGTTAACAAAAGACGCTCTGGCTCTGACCGTAAAGGCCGAAATCTCGATATCAGAAAGGGTTAATTTGAGCGGTGGGTCACTCTCTGGCACGGAATTGAGGTCACCCCCGGAGAGGTAAACCCTGTGGGTCACTGTAACCGGGTCTAGGGAAGCCTCGACGGTTTCAATGAAGTCATTGACCCGGCGGTCTACGTTGGAGAACTCTAGGCTGAGATCCTGCACACCATTGCCGGTGATCGATGGCAATTTGAATTTGAAACCAACTGGCTCATATGTGACCGAGTTGGTGCGAACGATCTTCGCAGCACCGCCAGTGATTGGAACAGATGCGAAATTGAGGTCGAACACGTTGGTTGTCTGGGTCGCATCACTGTAGATTCTGATACGGCCGATCGTCCCTTCGAATGGTTGATCACCATTTACATTAAACGCGCCCACTTTGTAATCCGTTGAGTGTGATGGCAGAACTGTAGTGTGCGCCCCGGTGACAGTAGCTCCGAGCTGCACAAAGCCAACGCCTGCACCATAGTCCACAAAGAAATTCATGTCTGACCCGGTGCGCGTGATCCTTATCGACGCAGAGGCCCCCTGATTCACCGAAACAGTTGCGGTGGATATGTAGTTTCTGGCGCTCCCAGTGGCATCGTCTTGTAGTGTGATGCCAATGCCGCCGGTGTAATGTACATACACATAAAAATTCCTTTCATTTGCATAGCCCCAAGCTTGTTGCCATTGGCTAAAGAGGTATCCGCCGGGGCTTGACCAGTCGGAATCTGTTATGTCATCGACCTGAAAAGTGAAGTCACCAAGGCCGTTGACGGCTGGTTCGTAGGCAATGCTTCCGTAGCTACCTGCAACACCATCAGAATCAAATAGAGAGTTGACGGTGCCGGGGTTTGTGAGTGAGGCCCCGCCGGAGTACGTTACACCATCGCCCCCGCCAGTGAATTGGGATGGTTTCACTATCGTGACGGGAACGCCCTCCGCATTCGTGAAGCTCCCGGAGTTGTGGGCTTTATCGCGGAAGTCCACCCTGAGGCGTAGGTCAGTTTCAGAAGCTGCACCGTATAGTTCAACGAGCTTGATCGTCCCATGGAATGGGTTGGGTGTGTTGTCTAGCCTCTCCCCAATTGTTAGTTTTCCGGTGGCC